TGTACCCTAGCGCTTCGACTCACTTAAGTCTACTCTACTCCATTAAAAAAACACCCTATTAAATAGGATGTCTTTTTTGTTTCGATAGTCGTTACACTTTTAAGATTTTAGAACGTTTACCGTCCTTGTAAGAAAATTGATACCCCCTAAGATTACCTCGTCTCCCAATTGTACCTTTCTCCAACATCATTGAGATGTTAGAAATACTACAATTAAAATAAGCAGCAGTTTCAGAAATACTTGAAAATTCAAGAACCTCAATAACACCTAACCAAGTTAAATGCCCACCACCTCTTTTCTTTCGTTCTTCAGCAAAACGAGTAACTACAACCTCTTCACTCCTAACACCTACAGTATTAAAGCGTGAATTATTCTCTGAATAGGTAGCCCACCTTAAATTAGTAATAGAATTATTTTGTCTATTACCATCAATATGGTCTACAGTGGGTTTATTCTCAGGGTTTGGAATAAAAGCCTCAGCAACCAACCTATGTACAGGCACCTTCTCAACTTTATTATTTTTGTAAAGGTCTATAATTAAATACGTACTCTTTTTATTTTTAAAAGGGGTTTTTATATGCCCTGTCAAATCATTTCTAACCACACCTTCTGTATTTATAGAGTAGTTAGGATTACGTTCAATTTTCTTCCACATAACTTCACTTCATCCCCTAGTAGTCGTTAACTTTAGTTTATCATACTATTTATCAGAAGTCAAGAAAACTCAATCTTACTTAGCACGGTATTGTCTAAGCCACCCAACTTAGAGTTTCACCGTTTTCACTAGGTTTATACTCGGCTATGGTTTTTCTACCGAGTTTTAAGTTGTCTAACATAGTATAGTTTTTCTTAGCAAAACCTTGATAGGCATTCTGAATTGACTCCATGGACGTACCCATCTTATTGGAGTTATCAGCCATATCAACCATTGCCATATTCGCAACTTTGGCTGCTTTCGCTGTATCTCCACCTAAAGAACTAATTAAACTAGCACTAAAACCTGTTACGTTCTCCATATATGCGTTAGCAGATAAGCCTGTTGTCTTATACGCCTCATTCGCATATTGTTTGACCGCGTCAGCATTGTTTTTAAATAAGGTCTCAACTCCACCTAAAGACTGCTGTAACTTACCACCCTCAAGGATGGAGTCTTTTATTAATGTTCCTATACCAGCTGCTACTATAGCACCTTTCATAGAAGACATTAAACTATTCCCAACATTCTTACCGGCTGGGACAATATCACCTTGCATCTCTTTTGTAATCTTTTCAGATATACCTTTTGCAGAAGGTAATATCTGTATATATGCTTTACCTAAATTAGTAGCCATATATTACCCTCCTTCCTTCAATATTTTATCTTTCATAATCTCAAACTCCTCGCTAGTTTCGAAAGCTACACCTTCATTTACCTTAGGCGGTTTATTTATGCTTTCAAGAATCGACTTAGGTTTATTACGACCTTTTGAACCATCTTTTGTTTTAGCCCAAATCAAAATACCTAACCTATCAACAATGGATGCTAACAACATTGAATCCAACTTAACTTTTTGACCTGACATTTTTAACATAATTCTTGCACTATCCCTTAAACCACCACAAAAAATAGCCACCTGTAATGGTGGCATATTTTTATAATCATAAATTCCGTAAGTTTCCGCTAAATCGCATATAACTGCATCTTCATCAAGCTTCAACATACCAGCGAGGACGACTAGTTTTTTAACCTAGCTTGAGCCTCAAATATATCTTGTAATTCTTTTGTGATTTTTTCCGTGTTAATTGTACCATCTTTCTCTCTAAGATGATTTTTTAATTTATTTGTTTGTTCTTCACCTAAAAGTAATTTTAGAACTTTCGGTAATACTAATGGGTTTTCTTCCATTTCCCCCAATACTTCAACTAATTCATAGTTGTTTAAATTGTTAACTGGGATTGAGTAAGCAAACCCACTCTTAGTTACTCCAACCAAATCTTTCATGTTCTACCTCCTATTAAACTGTTCCTTTTTTAATATACTCATAGTGAGTATTTCCATTAGCATCCGGGAATGCATTTAATGTTGTTTCATACCCAACCATTTCAGAGTCCGTATATGTAATTTCCCCAACTTCTGTTACTTTTCCGTTAGGAATTACAATACGTTTAAGAATACCACCTTTTAGAATCATCTCAATAACAACGCAGTGTTGCTCTAATTCTTTTGCATTGGCTTTAATTGTGATACCTGTTGTTACATCACCTGTAACGTTATCCGATCCATAAATCTCTTTTAGTACGTCCACGTTTAAAGACTCAATTAAAGTGTACGTGAATGTATCTGATTTTTCAGTTTGCACAGTATCAACGATATCGCCACCCCATGCTTTTAAGTTTTCTGTCTCAGCCGTGTTTTCGTTTGTTAAACCGTCCTCTGAAACGTACCCTAACGCTTTGAACGCTACATTTAATTTTGTTGTTGCATCTTCTGGTAATGCTGTACCAAGAGGTGCTGAATATATAGCTCCACCAATCTTAGGTTTTGCTGCTGTTACATTTTGTACATCTGCCATTTTCTATCTCCTTAATAATGTTTTATATCGTAAACTGCTTGGTATCTGTACTGTTTAGTTTCTGAGTTGGTAAAGTTATAATCACTATTTAACCTAACTCCTGAAACTTCATCGACATATACCAATTGGTCTATTATTTCTTTAATTTTCTCATTTAATTTTGCCGCCTCATATAATGTTTCGGCGTAACTTTGAATTGCTATTACTGACGAATTTAATAAGTTATCTCTCTTACTACTGGTTTTTTCAATTAAAATATATCGTTTAGGTAAGTTTGGTTGGTGTTCTAATACCACAGGTATTTCTACTTTTGTATCTAAAAATTTTTTCAATGTTAATTCTATCATTGCCCTAAAGCCTTTAATAATGTGTTATTTTTGTTATTATCTCGTACAGCACCTCGTGTCATAGCTTGAACTCTAACTGTAGTTCGGTTACGACCAACAACGGTACTTGTTTCATACCCTTTTCCAGCATTGTTCTTGATTTTATTCGCCTTAGCCTCAAGAATAGCCGTCATTTCTGGGCTTTTCATAAGTTCCGCTACACCAGCACGATTTAATATAAATTTGTTACGCATAACGTTCCACCATCACTTTCTTGTGCCATTTTAGAGGTATTATTGACTCAATTCCTTGTTGAGCAAATCCTATCGTTCTCCATTTTTTACCAAAAAAGATTACCTCTTTATTTTCCCATTCGTTAGTATCCCCTTTAGGAATACCTAGAATGTATTCAGCTTTCTTACCAACCAAATTTACGCTATTGGTAATATCATCAGTAGACGCAGGCGCTACAATCACATCTTTAACCCTTTTCTCTTTATCAACAAAAATAGGATGACCAAAATCATCTACACCATTTTGAATTTTGTCAATTAATATAATATCGATACCTTTAATCAACACCATAAAAATCAATTGCTCCAAATCTTTGTCTTCTTAAACCTAAACGTTTTAACTCATTATCTTTTATGAATAAACCACCACCAGGAACTAAGAATGAACCCGATACAGAATACCCCAAGGCTGACTCTGAATATTGAGTCATTGGCTCTTGTCTAGTAGAAGTCATTAATGTCCTAGCTACTATATCGACTAATACCGATTTAACCACATACGCATAACTTTCATCCGCTTTAACCATTAAATCAAGGTCTTTCTTGACCTTTTTAGCCTCCACACGTAGAACGTGAGAAACTGTATTTAACAGTTCCTCAGCACGTTCCTCTTCGTCACCTTCTAATGCTCTCCAAAGTACACTTAAATCATCAACCGTAGCAAAGGGTTTTAATTCTGACATTAAAACACCTCCTATTTCTCAGGTTCTACTTCTTCAACCTCAACCTTTTTAGGTTTTTTAGGTTTCTCAGGAGCTTCTACAAGCTCCCAATCACCACTTAGTTCACTCTCGGTTTCAATCGTAATACCTGTTTCCTTATTTATGTAAACCTTCATAATCTAACTCCTATTAAGCCTCAACTACACGAGCAAATGCTTTTTCATCAAGGATACTCCATCCAATGTAAGCCTCAGCACGTAAGCAAATTTCGTTATAAGCCTTAAGGTCACGACCAGAACCATCTGGGTCACCGTACTCGATAATTTCCATCGGGATATTTTCAGCATAACCCCATTTAAACGCATTTTGGAAATCCCCAACTACTGCATGGTCTGCTTTACCACCATCAGCTTTTTTAACAGCTAAAGTTTTATTAATATCTAAGTCTAAACCAAAAAAGTTTTCTGGTTTTTGACCCATCTTGAACTCAGGGTATAAAGATACACCATTTTTATCTTTTACTTTCGATAATGATTGAGCAGCTAATGGAGATAGTGCAATACCAGTTACCTCTTTACCATCTGCGATAATTGTTTGAACAGCTGCATCTAAGTTGTCATCAACAGTAGCAGCTGCAAATGTTACTACATTACCAGTAACAAACCCATCAAATGAGTTTGTGTCTTTAAAAGTACCATCAGTTAATGATTTTGGTTCTAACCCGTGTAATGCCGCAATATCGAATGCCTCAGCTATTCTTTTAGCAAATCCTTCAGCATAATATTGTAAGTAGTTTAGTTTCTTTTCATCAGAAGCATACATAAATTCGTCTGTAATACGAGCTTGATAAACGAATTTAAAAGGCTTGATAATCTTAGATGTTACAGTAGCTACACCTGCTTGTTTCTGTTCTCCTTCACCTACGATTTGTGCATTACCATCTAAGTTAAATACGAATTGCTCAGCACCACTAAATGGTATTGGTTGCTGTGTTGATAATTTAGCAAGTGTTGAATGACCTGTAACCTTGCTCATAATGTCTGTCACTAATTCTGGACTGAATAACGTCCCTTTTTTTGTTGCTTTACTTTCTGTCATAATTTTTAAGTCTCCTTATTTTAAAAAATTTTTATTTTATATTATT